TGGGCCAAGGTATCTGTGCTGAAGCAATTGCATCTATCACTTGAATCCGTGGTTCTTTGCAAAGTCAAATAAAAGGTAGGCCAGCCCAGCCAATGCAGCCCACACCAAGCCGCCCAATGTCTTCTCAATAATGGCCTGACGCAATTTGATTGACTGCTCTTGCTTTTCAATGGCAAGTTTGACCCAACGCACCTCATCTTCAGACAGAGTAGATGATGCTTTAATCGCCGCAGCAATGTCGGCAACAAGTTCAGCGCGTTCGGACTGGTTCATGGCTATTTAGCCTCAAGTACTGTGATTCGGGCGGTCAGGGATGTGATGAGAGCTTGTTGCTCTTGTATTGCTGCTGTAAGCAAAGGAATCAACGCAGACTTATCAACCATTTGGTAGTTTGGAGTGTTGTCTTCGTTTACAGCATCTTTTACACCAGTTACAGCAGAAGGTACAACTTCTTGCAATTCGTGAGCAACAAAGAAATCAATGTCTTGTGTTGCATCATTCATGCGACCCGTACTAGGTTTTAACAACGCTAATTTAGATAAAGCATTTACAACTGGGCCGTTTACGGTTTTTGATCTGTAATCAGAAGTTGCGTTATAGGCAATTAAACCACCAGCACGGTTATATGTAATTGAACCTCGGCCAAACCCACCATCAGTAAGAAATTTAATTAAGGCGTTGTCTCCAGACGTGGCACTATTCCAAGCGGAAATTACTTCACTTGCCGATGTAGTTTGTAACGCTGCAATTTTTCCACTTAGTCCACCCGTAAGCCCTACAAATAAATTACCGCTGGAGTCGATACGCATAGCCTCTGCACCGCCTTCAGCAAAAGCAATGGTGTCAGCAGCAGGGAAGAAGATGCCAGTGTTGGTGTCGCCGGTGGCTGTGATTGTTGGCGCAGCCGCAGAGCCTGCTGCATGAGATGCAATCCCGCCAACTGTCAAAACCTTACCAGAGCCGACATTCAGGCCAACGCTAGTACCTGTACCTGCCGCCGTAAAGATTGCATCTACAGAGTCCAAGTCGGTATTGATTTTTGTACCCCAAGTGTCAGTACTGGCCCCAACCTCTGGTTTGGTAAGCAATAGGTTGGATGTTGTGGTATCTGCCATTCTTAAATCTCCTTATGCGGCCTCTTGCCACGTTGTTGAATTATCTGCAACTACAGTCCATGTCTCTGATGTATCAGATATTGGAGTCCAAGTCTCTGACGTGTCAGGAACTGATCCCCATCCGAATCCAATCAATGTGCCTACGGAGCAAGCAGTCTGTACGCCAATTATCGCAATAGAAACACTATTTGTGGCAGAGCCAACTGATCCAGTTGCACTGACCCCAGTGATATTTTGGAACGTAATGACCTCTGACGGCATTGTCTCCACAGCACCCGTGGCAGAGTTTCCTGTGACGGCTCGCAGTCTGCTAGTTGTAACTGAGCCGACAGACGTTGTTGACACATTGCCAACAGCCTCAATTGTCAATACTTCCTGAACGCTGCCAATAGACAGGGTTGAGGAGTTGCCTGTAACGGCTTTGGCTGATGATGGAGATAGAGTACCAATTGCACAGGCGGACGCATTGCCTGTGATGGCAATTGTTCTTGATTGGGTAACTGTGCCGACATTGCCTGTAGCAATTGTCCCGTCCTCTTGGATTGATCTATTGGTTAGGACTGTGCCAACGGCAGTAGTAGACGAGTTTCCACTGATGCCTATTGCACCAATGCCCCAAGCACCTCTACCGTAATAACTTGTGCCGTAAGCAGCCATGCCGCTGCTCCCGTGTTAAGCCAGACGAATCAGGCCGGTGCTTGCATCGTTTGTTGGCATGGTCAAGGTGAACGTGCCAGCCGTCACTGTCTGCGAGCCAAAAGTATGAACGCTCACTGCCTTGTTTGATTGGGTCGAGTTGTAGATCAATACCGCGTCAAAGGCTGTGGATAGGGTCACGGCAGAGTAAGAGATGCTTGCGCTTGGGGTAACAAATGCTGTAGTCCCGCTGGTGCTTGGAACAGTGCCAAACGTCACAGCAACACCGCCAGCCGTGTACCCAGTCCCTGATACCTCATCAGAGGCTGAGTAGGCTGTTGTGGCCGCGTTGACTGTGGCAGATGCCAGGTACAAGGCTGCTTTAAATGAGTCAGCAGTTGTAGCGGCACGGACTACACCAGTACCAAAATTGTGATGGCCGACCAATAACTCGCCCTTGAACGAGGTACACATTGCCTGAGTATTTGCCATGATTATCCTAAAGGTTGAGCAACGGCTAGTGTTGCGACGTTGCGTTTCAAAGTCATATCAACGGAACGGTGAACAAGTTCATTGTTCTGCCAGTACTCGACCCACCGAGTTGTCTCGTTCTCAGTATCAATTATCCCCTCTTTTTTCTCAAGTAGGGAGTCATCCATTTCGCCTTTGGTCGTAGTGATTAGCATTTTTATCCCAGTGTTCTTGCTCGTGCAGTCAGAGAACCGCCCGATGTTGTGCTTCGATCATCTGCAAGTTGCAGTTGCTCTATTCCAGCAAGGTACAAGGCAGACCAGACGGAGATACGTGCATCGTCCTGTAGGTAAGGCGCGGCCTGTAGGAGTGAACCGTACAGGTAGATGTCAGGGGATGAGGTCAGTAAAAAGTTGGTTTCATTAGAACTTGATAACTTATACAACTTTGCGTAGTAGGTTAGTTCGCCTGTGTACGATGTATCTGGGGCTGGGACAACGCGAATCTGATTCCCAACAATGCTGAAATAGGTCGGCTTGCCTGCTGCGTTTGTGCGTGATGCCAATATATCCAATGAGTCAATCGTCTCGAATTGCATTGGAGTGACTGGGTTCGTGTTTAACTTGAAAGACCTTGTCTCCAAAAAGTTTTCAGGTACTGCGCTGTACTCGGTATTGATAAGCGCATCGGCACGGACAATCATTTGACGTACACGCAAGTTGCGTTCAATCTGAGCCTCGGCCAGAGAGATAAAGTCAGGGATTGCAGCCGTCAGGTCGGCACGGACAAGCCAGTCCGCTAATGATGCCTTGAGTTCGGTGTATGTCGTTAGAGCCATTAGGTAGCCTTTTCCTTTTCCTCAAGGTCACGCATGACCCATGTGTGGTCGTGCTTGAATTCAAACGTCCCGATGTGGCCAATTTCTTTGGACACGTCGTGGTCAATCCATATCTTAAACCCTGCGGCCTGTGCCTTGCGGCAAAAGAAAATATCCTCACCGATGTAGCCACGTTTGTCGGTGCGCCAAGGAGTCTCAAACCAAGGCTCTGTGAGTGCCTCAAAGACGTTGCGCTTGATGAGCATTACGCCCATACCGATGCTGCCAACTTCCTCAACTCCAGTTGATTCGGGCATTGTGTAGACCAACTCGCGCTCTCCGTCAGGACCGTACTTCTGAGCCGTTGGACCCGTAGGCATCCTGCGACGTGCGCAGTTGGTTGCCACGATGTCAAGGTCGTGCTTTAGCAGCCTCTCAATCATGTCCTGTGGGAATGTCATGTCCGAGTCAATGAATAGGACGTGGGTGCAGTTCTCGCGCATTGCGTCAAGGCAGAGGTCTGCTCGTTGGTTTTGGATCAACGTACCCTGCATGATCTTCAGAGCAATTGCGTCTGTGGTGTTCAGCGTGTGGTAGGCCACCATGTTGACCATGCAATAGGTGTAATTTGCGTGGACCATGTCACGCGCTGGGGTGCAGACTGCAATGTAATTCATACTTGTCCTGGGCGAGTTCTAAAGTAACGGTTTTCAGGGTCGTTTAACCAGCGTTTCATGTACGCGTCATCGTCCAACTTACCCTGCGCCTTGAGTTCAAAATAGATACTCAAAGGAATGCTCGCAACCTTATTCCACTCGCCGTACTTGGAGTGCTTCTCTTGCAGGTTGAAATCCTGCTTGTTCTCTTCAATGATCGCAGTGATGTCCTGCTTGGTTTCAATGGTCGCCTCATCGGTTTCCGTGTTGTAGTGCCATGTGCGATTGATGCCCAAGGCATCATTGCGATCAAAATTTTTGGATTCAATCATGTAAAAAAGAGCCAGGTTTCCCTGGCCCTTTCCCTTTTTACTATCAGGAAGTAGTCAAGTCAGCAGCAATGCCGTGGGCAGTTTCTGCCAACACCTTGTGACCGAACTCAACGATCAACATACGCTTCTCAGCGTCACCGGTCTTGGCCAACTCAACTTGTTGGTAAGGACGGAGGACGGTCATCTTTGCGTAATCAGGATCGATCACGAAAGCGTCACGCTCACGTTGGAAGCGGTTAGGCACAACTTGCACGTTACCGAAGTCGCTGACATAAACGTCTGCTGCGCCAACGATGGTGGCAGGCTTTGCGCCGCCATCAATGTTGAAACGAGAAGATGCAATGCCGGAGAAACCGGATACGCGCTGCTTGTTGACAGGACCAACCATCAAGATTTTTGGAGTGCCGCCAGAAGTCCATACTTGCTGGATGACGTTCTTCAAAATTGTCTCAGTGAAGGTACGGACGTTGCCGTCTGTACGTGCGCTGCTTGGCAGGGTTGTGTACGATGGGCTAGCACCGTTAGTCTGCATATCAACGTTGGTCTTCAGGAACGCTTGCAAAGAGGCAGTAGTACGAGCAACGGTAGTGCTACCAGCGGCAGCAACTTGGCTGTTCAGAAAACTGAACTCTTGGTCACGCTTCAATTCAGAACCGCGCTTGGCGATCTGATAAGCCAACTCAGAACGACGGCCTGCTTTATTTACAGTCTCTTCAGTCGCGGACAAGATAATTGTCTTGCGAGAGATTTGAGCGTAGTTTTGCAGACGGACAGTGGCAGTCACTGCGTCGAACGAAGTAACGTCATCACCCTCCAACTGTGCATTGGCAGCGGCTGCGGCCAAGACGTCAGTTTGGTATTCAAACAAACTGTTAGAAACATTCTCACGTCCAATGTTGGAAATGTACGGTGTTTCTTCCGGTGAGATGTTCGTAATAATATTCGAAAGATCTTCCCGAATACCCTTGGCAGAGTAGGTGGTGAAGGTGTTAGCAACAATAGCCATTTAAGTGCCTCATTTCAGTAAAAGTTCAATTGCGGAGGCCGCGTCTTGAACGCGGCCGGTTTTTGCAAGACGCTTTTGTGCGAGAGCATTCCCAGTTGACTGTGAGACGCGACCTGCTGCACCAGGCTTGGCAGGGCGAGGGCCGTTGTTGATTACCGGTTTGATGTTGCCCCTTTTGGACATCATCTGCTCGTACAGGGCTGCTTTACGCAAGACCGATACGACTCGGTGGTCAAATATGTTCTTCAGTTCATCAGGTGCAAATCCAGCCTTTTGGCCAAACTCGATCAGCATAGATTTCTCGGCTTTTGCCTTCGCTGGATCGCTCCATTGAGGCAGTGCCTTCAGCAACAAATCCTGCTCTTGAGCAAGAAATTGCTGCATATTCTGTGCTTGCTCCTGCTGTGAAATCTGATTGAGCCGTTGCTGTTCGGATTGAATAGCACGTGCCTTTTCTTGGTTTTCACGCATCACCTCTTTCTGCCGTACCCATTCGATGGGGTCCTCTTGGTAGAGGCGATCCCAGTCGATCTGTGGCTCGGCTGCTTGCTGAACT